CCTAATAACTATACCTACTTAACTACTTAGAGAGAGCTAGTAAAGAAATACTTGTAGAAGACTTGACAAAGCCGAATATTTTTGGTATGGTGTTTATACCGACAATTAAATAGGAGAGTGTTATGAAAAATAATAAACGCTTGATGGGCAAACCAAGAGCTATGAACAGTAGTTTTACTGAACATAGAGCTGAATTGAAGTGGTCTGAGATGAACAGGCAACAAAGAAGAGCTCATATGAAGAATACTAAGAACAATGCTAAGTAAATTCTATCCTTATACCTTTCTTACAGCAGAAATGCTAGCTTTTGCTATGGCTCAAGAAGAAGAGAAGAGAGTAGATAGAACTAGAAACAGCCAACACGATACAATTATTGGAATTTGCGGCGAATTAGTGTTTCTACAGTATTGGTTTGGAGATTGGCGTGGTTATACGTCGATATTAGGTGGTATGGGTCAGATTGACCTCAATGGTATAATTGAAATCAAATCCAGTGCTACCCCTCTACAAGGAAAAGTAAGTTTGATGGCTAGATTAGATTATGTAGATAAGAGAGAACCCGAAGTATATGTTCAAGTTATCTTTGATACTACTGATGGAGAAAAGAATACACTAGTAGAGGGTATGAGAGCACACATTGTAGGTTGGACAACACACGATGAAGTTAAAGATGCCAAAGTAGAAAAGTATGGCTACGATGTTAAAGTCGTGCCAGTATCTGAGCTGAACCCAATCAAAGAGTTGAAATCTTATTTAGAAGACGATACAATAGAGTTCTAATGGATAAGAGTAAAAGATTAAACAATGTAGCGAGAAAGTCTGACTTGACTGTTTACGAAGATATGAAAGTATTTATCTTGGCTCTAGAAGATGCTGGTGCTGTTAAAGATAAAGACGATGTCTACTGGGTTATGATTAATTGTAGAAACCACAAACTTATAGATTGCTACTTTACGTGGCACTATGCCGGTCGTCCATATTTGAATGACCCAAAGTTCGAAGAGTTTTCTAAATTAGATTTTTCTTTCATTGGAGACAATGGAATTGATTTAGAACCAGCAAATTTGTAAAAAAGCACTTTCTGTGCTATAGTGATAAACGACAATAATATAGGAGAATAATTATGGATGACAACAATCCTTATGAACTAGAACAAGTTCAGACTAATCTAACTGACTTAGTGCAAGCCAATGAATCTTTGGATAAAGCTAAGGATGAGGGAGAGATAGGCATAACTTGGAACGAATGGATAGAGACAGTTCAATATCTATCTACAAGATTTACCAAAGGTGAAGACGCACCATCTGAATGGAGTGATACTTACATCAGAGGTATGTTCCAAGACTTACAATATTTTTCATACAAAGCTGTTCAAGGTGCAGTAATTAAATTGCACAATGAGGGTAGAGCTTATGCTCCTAACTCATCACAGATTATTGGTATGATAAACAAACTAGGTTACAACCAAGTGACTACTTACCACACTTACAATTTGTTAAAGAAGAATAAAACAGAATGTGGTGCAGGTGGAGAACACGATTGGGTAGATAGTGGATGGGTCTTTGATGACATAGGCACACCAGTCTTCCACGAGTTCTGTCCAAAAAGAGGTGGTCCTAATTTGCCAGCTTGTTTAGCTGAGAGAGTTAAGTCAACTCCATCAGAATATAACTTGAGAATCAAACCCGAGCCTATGACAAGAGAGAAGTTCGTAGCAACAATGAAAACTATGAAGCTTAGTCATAAGTTACAAGATGAGATTCTAGAATATAGAAATAGATTACAGACTGAAGAAGAGCTTGCGGCTAGAGGAGGTGCTAAGTGATTGACAATGAATTTTATAGAAGATGTCTTTTCGGAGACAATGAAGAAAAGATAAGTCACAACATTTTTGAGGTGACAAGTTTCTATCACGCTATGAGAGTTAAGAAATACATAGGTATCATTTCTCAATTAATGAAAGATGAGTTGTATCTCTTACAAGAAGAAGATGAAATAATTTTGCAAGTAGACCCGTCAAAGAGTGACACAGTGTTTGATGAGTCAAGTATGGGATTATATACGCACAGTATTATGTCTTTGACTGGTAGATTGCCTATGCCTAAAAAATATGAAGATAGTGCATACGCAGGTAAAAATTTATTTGATGCTCAAGTAGATTGTGTTTATAAAAAAGTAGATGCAAACAAGTGGAAGAATGTTTTCAACCATACTTGGTGGGGACAAGACGATGAACTCTACGCTATGCATACAGCACTTAAAAGTTGTATGAGTATCTTGATGCACAAGCTTATAGATAGCGGCGACTTAGACGATACAGTATCGGTAAAAGATATGTGGAAAATTATAGATAGTGTTATTGAAGAAAACTCAAAAGGATTACCACAAAGGAATGCGGAATTTGATGAGGGTAAAACTTCAGAGTTAGCTTTAGATGCTATTTCAAATTTTTATGGAGAAGAAAATTTTATAGAAAAAGCAGTGCAACAAATTTGCAAAGCTTATAATATAAATACTGAGCAGTAACCAAGTGGGAGGGACAGTCCATGCTGGGTGCGATACCCAGCTACTGCACTAGGGAAGAAGAAAGTAACTAAATATCTGTATGGATGTTTGATACTAAATGTAGTGATTAAGTAAAAGTTATAGAAGTCTTCCCTTATTTTTTTGCCCACTAGAAAATGTTATTTAAATAATGATAATTAAGTAAGTGTTAAGGTGGGCAAGATACGACGAGTATATGAGAGGGTATAATAATAATTGTCGGTGAAAGTTCCTTCGGGGATTTTCATTGCCGATACCCTCCCATCGTCGGCTCTCTTAGGAGAGCCGTATTCAAAATGAAATAATTTTTTTTATTTAAAATTTGACAAATAAAAACATCTATGCTATAGTGGTTATATAACCAACAAAACAAAAGGGGGTATTGTGAAAGAACCAAGAAAATTCTATTACGATATTATACAAATAACAAGAGGGGTAATAAATCATCCTTACTATGACGCAGAAGTCGTAGGAGAGGGAGAGATAGAACTCGATACATTTGGATACGCAAATGGAGAAGAAGTTTTCCATAAGTGGTCTACAAAGACCCAGCGTGCATATACCAAAACAAATACAAAGGATGCTAGAGTGTATTACATTTTTAGACATCCACAATCCGAAGAGGAGGAATAATTATGGCGAATGCAAAATGCTCAGTGAGCTGGTGCAACGGAAGAGGTGTAACTCGTTACAGAGGAGACCGAGTCAATAAAACTGGTCAGACTTTTCACAAGAAAGGTTATCCAGTTTATGCTCACCAATTCTACAAATCTTATTTTTGGATTTGTAGGAATCACAACAATGGTAACTTTAGTCCTTATAGCGAGGACAAGAATTGGGATAAATGGAATAAGGAAAGTTCTATTGCCCGTGAAATTTACCGTGCGAACTGGGGTGATTACTAATGGATAAATATTTGTTCCTTGGGTTAGCTGAGCTAGCCCACGGAAGATTTCCTTATCAGTTGTTCTGTGAGATTGATGGTAAGGAATTAAACTTTAGTTTTAGATTCCAATGGTTTAGCAACTTGATGTGGGCTTGGGCTGTAAGGTCTAAGAACATTGAAGCTGACCAACAAGGTATTGTTTACTCTAATAAAGTTTGGAGAGCTTGGAAGTTACAACATAATATTTTGTATCGTCTTCATTACAGATATGACAGACCTTACGGAGTAGGTATCCACGCAAAGATACAGAAAAGGTGGACTATGAAACTAAAGCACAAAAATAAAGTGAGCTACGTATGAAAAAATACATAGTTACATTCAAAGGGCATAAAAAAGTATTTGCTAATTCTTACGATGATGCAAAACAAAAAGTAGAAAGCGATTTGGAATTTATTCACCCGAACTTCAATATGAAGTTTGAGTCAATAGGAAAATTCCAAGAGGAGGAATAATGACTGAAGATTATAAAAGAAGCCTAGGCAAGTTGTATGAGAAAGTTCAGATGATAAAGAACTTTCCACATATGCTAACCGTTGGCTCAGCTATTAATACAGAGACTAAAAGAAGAGAAGTAGTTCTAGTTCTTAAACAAGAAGATGGACCTATCATTCCTTTAGCAACTCTTTTAACAGCAGAAGATATTGCATTAAGAGATTACGATGCAAAAGACTCAGCTATATTCGAAAGAGTATTCGACTTGTATGAAGTTGAAGACGATAGAGGAACTTTTGACGAGCTAAACAATGGCTTTCATCCTAAAGATAGAACTTATGATGATATGTTGAAGTTTATCGACTCTACTAGAGAAGCTGTAGAAGAACTGTAGATAGTTAGGGTTCCTACGACCCCTGTTTGTTTACGTGCGATTAATTTCGTATGAGTGGGAATCCTATAGTGTTTACAGTATGAATGAGGAAAGTAATAACAAGTAGAAAGGCATTGAAAAATGTTAACTAATAATAACAGTGATGTAAACGCTGAAGACTTGGTTGAAAGACCAAGATACGAATACCACGTAGATGGCTGTGCTGTTCGTAAATGTAAGTGGAAATCCCACGATACAAACAACGAAGGTGCGTTGGACCTAATCACTCAAGGTGGTTATGGTGATTTTATCGATTTATTCGACCAAAAACCAGCATACTTTAGGTTGTGTCACAAACATAGTCATCAATTTGCTCGTTGGTTGAACAACGATGCAATCCTATTAACACATAACGGACACGCTCACAATGGGAGCGAACCCGGTTTTTGGCACGGTCATATTGGCTGGGACCAAAAAACTTGGACTTCGTATGTTACTGGATTCTTTTATCATTGGATTAAGCAAGGCTTTCGCTCTGCAGTATCTTTTGTTAAAGGTCATTTTAAATCACATAAGCAATGGACTAGAAAAGATATTAACGATTCAAGCACTCCAGTAGTGTTGTCATCGTTCTTTTTTAAGCTATTCTTTTTAACAAATGCTTATAAAGGTAAAGTTAATTTACTTAGACACCTTTACAACGCTAAAAAGGTTAAATTAGCTAAGTCTATTTACCGTGATAGCACTAGTTTGTATTCTGAAATATGGACAAACTCTGTCACTGGCAAACTTTCTGAATCAGAAAGGGCACTCATAATAGATTTAGGTAAAGCTTTTACTTCTTTAGAAGAAGAATAGTTGACGTAAATTTAATCAATAGGTATAATTAAGTGACTTATTAAATCCTCCTAGGGATGATGAGTCACCCTATTTAATTTAGTCATAGACTAAATGTTGTTGTCGAAGTAGAACCCCACATTAGTGGGGTTTTGCATTAGTATAATTAATTAAGATGAGTCGTGATTATTTAGAAACAATAGAAGACCCCGAAAGTCAAGTCTTTACAATAGATTTTCCGCCACTACACGAGGCTCAACAAACAGTAAAAGATGATGAAGCACGTTGGAAGATTCTCTGTGCCGGTCGTCGATTTGGTAAATCTCGCTTAGGTGTGCAACTTTGTTTAGAGCAAGCACTTGACGGTGGTCGTGTTTGGTGGGTTGCTCCAACATTCGCAATAGCTAGAGTTGGTTGGCGTGATGTAGTAGCAGCAGCATCAGAATTCCCTAAAGAAGCAGGAGTTAATATAAAACTCGGAGATATGGAAGTAACCTTTCCTAGTGGTGGTTCTATATCAGTTAAATCTGCAGATAACCCTCAACGTCTTCGTGGTGAAGGTTTGAACTATCTAGTTATGGATGAGGCAGCTTTCGTCAGAGAAGAAACTTGGACTGAAGTATTAAGACCTACTCTTACAGAAAATAAAGGTTCTGCATTATTTATCTCTACTCCTATTGGTATGGACAATTGGTTTTATCATTTATGGGAAAAAGCAGATACAGCAGAAGACTGGGCTAGATTTCAATATCCAACAGTATCTAATCCAATCATTGACCCAGCAGAAGTTGAATCAGCAAGAGAAGACTTAGGAGAACTAGTTTTTGCTCAAGAGTATCTTGCAGAGTTTATTTCCGAGGGTGCTCAGATATTTCGTTCTTCTTGGTTTAACTATTTTAAACAAGGAGTCGGAACGATATGGGCTGATGGTAAAAAATATAAAGAAAGTGAATTACAACGATTTGCTACTGTTGACTTAGCTGTATCTACAAAAGAATCAGCTGACTATACAGTTATATCTGTTTTTGGATATCACTCAGAAGATGACAAGTTGTTTATGTTGGATATGTTTAGAGATAGAGTTGAAGCTCCCGACATAGTTCCACAAATAGAACGAATGGTTGGAATACATAATCTTGAATGGGTAGGAATTGAAAGAGCTGGTTATCAATTAGCTATAGTTCAGTTCGCAAGAAGACAAGGTATAAAAATAAAAGAACTTAGAGCTGATAAAGATAAGCGCTCACGAGCACTGCCTTTGTCTGCTAAGATGGAAAGAGGATTGGTTTACTTTCCTAAAAATGCAGATTGGGTCAGCGAAGTGGAGCGAGAGCTACTCACTTTTCCAATTGGTGTTCACGATGATATCGTGGATACATTGGCTTATGCTACATTAGCTGGCAACAAGAAGAGGAAATGGCAAGCGTATTAAATGGCTGAAGAGAAAAGTTTATATAGAAGAACCGTAGAGTATTTACAAGCTCCACCAAAAAGATTAAATGCAGGAACAAAGGGAAGTCCTTATGACCGCAATGATTCTATGCTTACAAGCAATTTTGGTTACAACACACAATCGGGACACTTCCCACAAAAACTAATAGACGATATGGGCGATGGTCTAGGCAACTCTGCTGTGACTGCTTGTCTTAATGTTCTAGCAACATCATTTGCTGAACCAACATTAAAAGTTTATAAAAAAGTAGATGGTGGCAAAGAAGTAGTCCCCTCACATCCAATGGAAATTCTTTTAACAAGACCTAACGAGTTCCTTAGTGGACAAAGCTTAGCTCACTACATTGTTACTTCTTTATCTGCTCACGGAGATGCATTCCTTATGAAAAGCAGAAACAACAAAGGTGAAGTAGTTCAATTGATACCTTTGATGCCTTCTTATGTCAAAGTAAGAGGAAATGAAAGAGAATTAATTACTCACTACGAATATTACGCAGTGAAACAAACAAACTCCCTAACAAAAGATTATATAGAATTACCAAGAGAGAATGTTGTCCACATTCGTCAAGGTATGGACCCGGACGACCATAGAAGAGGCTTTGCTCCAATACGAACAGTATTGAGAGAATTAGCCGGTGATGAAGCAGCAGGTCAATTTGCTGTTGCCTTGTTACACAATATGGCTGTTCCCGGCGTTATCTTAAGTCCAAAAGATGACACTATGGGTGGTCCTTCTAGGGAAGAAGCCGAAGCAATAGCTCAAGCTTTTAAATCTAAGTTCTCGGGAGCCAACAGAGGCGCACCAATGATTATGACTGGTGCTATGGATGTAGACGTAGTCTCATTCACACCGGAACAGATGAACCTAACTGCATTGAGAAGACTGCCGGAAGAAAGAGTATCCTCTGTTCTTGGAGTTCCGGCAATTCTCGCTGGACTCGGCGCTGGATTGGACGCAGCCACGTATAACAATACAAAAGAATTAAGAGAATTCTTTACTGAACAAAAGATGATTCCTTTATGGAATGCTGTTGCTTCAGAATTAACTCATCAAATATTACATACTGAATTTGAAAAAGATGACTACTCAATGGTCTGTCAGTATGACTTAGAAGAAGTAAGAGCTTTAGCCTCAGATAAAAAAGAACAAGTTTTAACAATGAACTCCGGTGTGCAAGGTGGTTTCGTTACTATCTCAGAAGCAAGAAAGAGTTTAGGGTTAGAGGCAGACGAAAGTCACGAAGTTTTCTTAAGACCATTGAATATGGTGGCTGTTCCAGTGGGGGAGACTGGAGTTATGACTCAAATAAATGAGAGCCAGCAAAACCCTCCGGAACAACCATCTGAAGATGACGAGAAAGCTACACTCAATACAACTGGATTTGAGCCACAAGTAAGAAGAACTAAAAGAGTTGTTGGTAAAAGACCTAAGAAAAAGAAAAATGTAACCGTTGACTTAACTATGGAGTTTAAAGGTTCTGAAGGAGATTATTCGCTTATGGATGAGAAAGCAGCAATATCTGCTAAAGTTAAGAAAGTATTACAAAAAAAGGTAACAGACCACAATGCGAAAGACCCAAAGTATAGAGCAAGTTATGGAATGTTGGCAGCTGTCTTCAGACGAGGTGTCGGTGCCTATAGAACTAACCCAGCTTCAGTGCGAGGTAATGTTTCTTCAGCAACCCAATGGGGCGTAGCTAGAGTTAACGCATTCCTTAAAGGATTAAAAGGTAAGTTCCCAAGAACTGCTTTTGACCAAGACTTACTCCCTAGTGGTCATCCTTTAAGTTCTAAGAAATCAGCTAAAGCTGCATCAGTAAAAGTTGGTGACGCTGTTAGTTGGTCCATAAACAAAGACCCCGACCCACCATCAACCGTTCACGGTATAGTTACTTCTGTAAAAGAAGATGAAGCTTCAATGATGGTTTGGGCAATTATGGAAAATGGTGACCATAAGAAAACAGATAGAAATGTCACTATGCCAATTTCTAAACTAACAAAGATTAAAGATTGGCGTAAGGAACAGAAAGCAAAAGAAAAAATTACTGGTTTCCCTTCAGCTGAAGATAACCAAAAGATTAGCTTGAGCAACTCAAATTTTAAACAATTCCCCGACCACGCTTATGTCAAAAATCTTAAAGAGAATTACCCAAGCATATGGAAAAGAGCAGGAACCGGTGGCAACCCACCTACTTCCTTCACTGGAAATGATGCATATCGAAACTGGACGAAATACAAAGGTGGAGATAGAAGTGCGTCAGTATTATCTTGGGTAAAAAGACGAGAACGTTTTATGAGCCGACACTCCGGAAACACTAGACTAAATGGAATCATTGCCGTTATGAAATGGGGCGGTGTAACCAAGTCCGGTGTTAGCACTATGAAAAAAATCGTAAATGAACAGAAGAAGAAAGAAGATGACCGTCGTAAAAAGGCTATAGACCTTATAGCTGGAAACAACGACGATTTGACAAGTTAAAATAAAAGAGTATAAAAGGAGTTAATTTTTTATGGCTAGTGAAAAATTCACAAAGTCAGTGTCATTCAAAACCACTGATGATGAAAAAGGAAATGTTGAAGCAGTATTTTCTGTTTTTAACAACTTAGATAGTGACGGCGATGTAGTCGTTCCCGGAGCAATCAAATCCGGATTTAAAGATGACCAAGTTCCAATGGTATTCGCACACAAGTGGGACCAACCAATTGGCAAAGGTAAAATAGTTCAAGAAGACGACAAAGCAGTCTTCAAAGGTAAATTTTTTATGGGAACTGAGGCTGGTAAAGAAGCTTATAATCTTGCAAAAGAAATGGGTGACTTACAAGAATGGTCTTTCGGTTTTAGAATTAATGACTATGAAGTCGCAGAATTCAAAAAAGATGGGGAATCAGTAGGAGACGTTCGATACTTAAAAGATTTAGAAGTATACGAAGTATCACCAGTTCTTGTAGGAGCCAATAGGCAGACCTACACACTAGCCATTAAAACAGGTGAAGAGTCAGTATATGAATCTAGCTCCGAAGAAAAAGCCGCAAACGACGAAGATATCTTTGATAACGAAGATGATGCCAAAAAAAGAGGCAAAGAGTTAGGTTGTGAGGGAGCTCATACCCACGATGTCGACGGCAAAACAGTTTATATGCCTTGTGCAACACATCAAGTATATGAACAAATGATTGAAGATGAAAACGAAAAAGATTTGTCAGAAGATACAGAAGTTGTTGAAACTGAAGTATCTGAAGAGAAAATTTCAGAAAATGATTCCAGCGTGCAAGGAGTTCGTTTTTCTGATGAGGTGAAAGATGTGCTTGCAGCATTAGATAGCCTTATTGTTAGAACTAAAGCAATTAGTGTTTTACGTTCTAAAGATGGAAGGAATATATCGGCTAAAGCTGAGTCAGCTCTTAGAGCTGTCCAAAGCGATTTAGATGATGCTTGGCAAGAGCTAGATGTAATTCTTGGTTCCGAAGAAGATACTCCGGAAGCTGAAATTGATACAGAGGCTGAAGTAGCTGAAGCAGAAGTTCCAGTAGCAGAAGAGTCAGAGGCAGTAGCCGAAGAGTCAGAAGCTGTTGAAACCGAAGTTGAGGTTACAGAGGAATCTGAAACAGTTGATGTGGAAGAAGAGGAAGATTCTGAACCCGAGGAAGACACTGCAGTTGAGGAAGAAGAAATTGTTGAACTCGAAGAGGTTGACAGTGAATTCGAAGCTCTTTTTGCAGAAGCTCAAGCTACAATTGCAGAATCTATAATTGTTGAGCTTGAAGAAGACGAATAGTATAAGTATAAGTTATTTTGGAGAAAAATATAATGTCAGATTATAAAGAACAAATTTCCAAGAAGCGTGCTGAGTTAAAAGAAGTATTTGATAACCCAGTAGAAGACGGTAAGTATTCTGCTGAGCAAAAAAATGCTATCAATGGTTTAAACACCGAACTCGCTGATTTAGTTGATACAGCTAACTTAGAGAAAAGCAAAGCCAAGAATGAAAAAGCTATGGATACAGAAGTTTATGCTTCTGAAGAACCACAAGCTGGACCTACAAACATTGGTGAAGCTTTCGTTAAGTCTGCTGCTTATCAAAACTACAAGTCAGACGGAGTTAAAGGTGTAGACTCTACAGTAGGATTTAGCCCAATGGGTTATAAAACTACTTTAGGTGCTGGAACCACTAACTCTTTCGCTCCGGAAGTTTTAAGACAGCCGGGAATCTTAGAGAAAGCTCTCAGAGACCCCGATGCAGTCATTGGTCTTTTTGACCAAATCGAAACAGACCAAAATTCCTTTGCATATATGGAAGAAACAACCTTCACAAATGCCGCTGCTGAACAAGCTGAAGAAGCTACAACAGCAGAGGGTGCATTAGACTTCACAGAGCAAACTGCTCCAATCAGAAAGATTGGCGTTTTCTTGCCTGTGACTGAAGAACTTCTTGCAGATGTAAGTGGAATTCAAGGTTATGTAAACTCAAGGCTCGGCACAATGATGAAATTGAGATTAGATTCTCAACTTCTCAGCGGTGACGGAACTGCACCAAACATCGAGGGTATCCTTGATGCTGGTAAAACAAACGTAGACACAATTGCCTACGGTTCCTACTCCGGCGAGTTAAAGCAATTAGGGGCTTTGTATCAAGCAATTACAAACATCAGAACTGGTGGATTTGTAGAGCCGGATGCAATAATTATGCACCCTAATGACTGGTATCAAGTTGTTACCTCAGTAAGCGATTTCGCAGGAACATCTTCAGCAGGTTATGCTGCTAAGAATCCTCTTTTCGTTGTTGGTGGTGGCTTCGGTGATGCACCTCAACCAAGAATTTGGGGTATCCCAGTCGTTCCATCATCCGCTATCGCAGAGAACACAGTTCTCGTTGGTAGATTCGGTGGTGGAGAAGCTGCTCACGTTGTTATGCGACAAGGAATTGACCTTGCTGTATCAGACTCACATAGTGACTTCTTCCTTAAAGGAAAATTAGCTATTAGAGCAACAATGAGAGTCGGTCTTGCTGTCTACAGACAGGAAGCATTCTCAAAGATTACTTCTTTCTAAGAGGTATTCTAAGAAATTTTTGGAGGGGTGGATTATTCTGCCCCTTCAAATCCAAACAGAAGGAAAAAAAGATTTAAATGGAATATATAAAAGTAGAAAAAGATATTTGGAAAATGGCAGATGGTTCATTATTCGAAGGTAACGTCAATGATGTTCCTAAAGGTAACCCATCTAATGTAGCTAAAGCCGGTAAAGAGTATTCAATGGAATATTTAGAATTTCACGGTTGGGGTAAAAAAGAAAAAGCTGCTCCTAAGAAAAAAGCTGCTAAGAAAAAAGTAGAAAATAAAGCCGTTAAACCCGAAGACACAGAAGACAAGTAGTCTTTAAATGGCACTATCAACAGTTTCTGACGTTAAGAGTGTTATTGGCGTAGATATGTCTTCAGCTGACGAAACAGCTATAACAAACATTTTTATACCCGCAGTTGACGCAGCAATCAAAAATTACTTAGGCTATGAGCTTGAGTATACATCTTCTATTAGTGAAACCCTAGATGGGAACAATGAAGAAGAGTTTTATACAAAAGCAGCTCCGATAGTAGCTGTAACATCTATTACAGAAGATGCAGTTGCGTTAACTCAAGGTAACGATGAACACTATGTAGTTTATAAAGCAGAGGGTAGAGTTCGTAAAACAAATAGCAAAAGATGGTCCACAATACGACTTCAAAACGTGACTATCGTTTATTCTGCTGGATATTCTGATTCAGAAGCAACAGCAGAAGACATTCCCAAAGATTTAAAGTTTATTAGTGCTAAAGGTGCTGGCAAAATGTTTGTTGCAGCAGCAGCCTTATCAGCACAACAACCAACTGGTGAAGTTTCAACACATACTGCTGACACCTCTACAGATGCTAACTTTAACTTAGTTAGACAAGAATCACTAGGTGATTATTCAGCAACATACGAAAGTATCCCAAATTTACTAAATGAGGGAATACTAAACGAGATGGATATGAGGGTATTATCAAAATATAAGAGGCAATACTTCACATCGGCATCCATTCTCGACTAGACTTAGTTTTATGGATATAGAAGTAAATAAAGCACAAAGAATAGCTTATCTTCGTGGAATCGATGATGCTGAATTTAAAGAAGCTGTATTAGACCAAATGAACTCTCTAAGATTACAAAAAGTTAATCTTGTTGACGATATGGATGTAATTCTAAACGGGTATCTTTCAGTTTGTAAAAAGTTCCCGATTAAAGCGAAAAAAAAGAAGTAATGGCTAGATACGATTACAAGTGTTCTAAATGTGAGCATTTGTTTGAGGTCCAGCATTCAATACACGACGAACCAAAGATTAAATGTGAAAAATGTAAAGCACTTTCTACTAGACAAATTAGCACTAGGGTTTATCTCTATGGAACTGTTGGCGTTGACTGGAATAGTAATCCTAATGGTGCTAGTAAGTCAATGAGAGACAAAGCCAGTAAAGCCGCTAAAAGAAAAGTTCAGTTTTAAGGATTAAAGTATCCAAGGATACCGTATCCACAACTACCACTTTCTATCTCAGATATTAAACAATCTTCCGGCATAATTGAATCATCGTGCTCATCTACTATTTCACCCTCATACCAAAATATAGAATCTGTATAGTCAGCTCTATGTTCACAATCTGATGGTGGTGTAGATGCATCTAAGTCTTCACAGTATATTTCTGTAAAATTATCCCAATACATTGTAGGCATAGCGTTTACATTACTACCCCCACCTAAAATTACTATTCCAAGTAATAATCCAAACATTAGTTATCCTCCAATGGATTCTTGTGTCCACGGACACGTCCAGCTTTTTTCGGTGAATGTAAGTAACATTTATCTGAAGGATTGTATTTACTTAAAGTAACTTCACAATCTTCTTTCACACAAAGTCTGCCTTTATCAAACACTCTACTTTGTCGACTTGCTTCATAGTGGCTTCTTCCACTAATACTAAATTGACCAGCCATTATTTACTCGCTATATACATAGCTATATATAAAAAAGCTATTGGACTAATAAAGCCCATTACTATTACTTCTGTTGATAATCCAAACATTATTCTTCCTCCTCAAACCATTCTGCGGGAAATCCTATATTACGTCTTTCTTTTTCCCATCTTCTCATCTCTACAAAAGCCATAGCTCTATCTATTAGATTATCTAAAAACTTATCTATTTTACTAAGCACTTTGCTCCTTTCTTAATTTATTAATATATCTAGCGTCACTTTTCCAACACCATTCGCTACTTGACCAGTCTTTCCATTGGGAACGACCATATATATCTTGTGATAGTAAATATCCAAACTGGATGTTGTAATATTCTGTATGTTGAACTTTTTTAAACTCAAAACCTACGTCTGATTTAGATGTAGGTCCAGTGTATGGTTTACCAAAACGCATAACTACCCATTCATCCCACATTGGTAGGTCATATTCTTCTGCAACCCAATTCCAAGTCCAAGACACAAACTGAAATAGTCCGGAGTCATTATTGCCCTCAGCAGTTCTTAATGCATCGGTATTTCCTCTAGATTCACACCAAATTACTTTTATTGCAGTGTTAAGTTGTATAGGGTCTTCAAAAGTTTCTATTAACAATTCTGAGTGTTCTCTTACATTACGGGTAACGATTGAGTCACAAAAATGGTAATTTTCTACATAATCAGTGGTTATATAGCTGTTTTGGGGTAAAGCTGTCGCTAGGAAGATTAAACATTCTGCTATCATTTAGTCTCTTTCTTTGTCATACTATAAACATAGCACAACAAAGCAGAAATGTCAACTATCTATTTTTAATTTAATTGCTTTTGATAAAACTTCGCTTTCACTGCTACCGGTAACTCCAGTAACGAATTCGTTTACAAACTCTCCATATTGGTTTTGCTTTTCCATAAATAGTTCAGCTTCCCAACAGTTTGCATACTTATTCCAAGCGATATATATCGTCTTATCTTGAACTTTTAATAACTTTTGTTGTTCATCAATAGCTATTAGTTCTGCATTGGTTGTGTCCATACAACCTCCTCTGTCCTAATCCCATTATACACTGTTTTTACTAGAATAACAAGAAAATAAACTTTTTCTATTGACAAACAATACAACCACTAGTAAAGTGAGACTATGATAACAGATAATGACAAGACGACTTATCGACCTAGTTATGAGCAAATGGAGTGGTTGTTTAACAAGCATCCACACAAAACTCTTAGAGAATGGGCATCCGAATGGGGCTTATCTCACGAGAGAGTGCGACAACTAAGGGAGCAACTAGACGTGCCACCTAGAGGTAGTTTCAATAGAGAAATTGCAGAGGAAATTATAGAGTATATACGCAGCGGGAAGGGAACTGTATCTACTGCAAGAACTTATGAAAAATATCCTAGTGTTGGTAAACGTAAATTTTTATCTTGGTGCAAAGAGCACTCAGATTTACAACAAAAGTTAGATGAAGCATTTGAATATGTAGAGTTTCAAAAGAAACATCCTACACATAAAAAATGCCAAATAACTGGAGAAGTATTACCTATCACAGAATTTTATAAAGATAGGAACTCACAAGACGGCTATGGCAGTCGTTCTAAAGAAGCAGTAAAGACTATGGTTAAATCGTATTACGATAAAAGACCACAGGTTACTGTTCCAACTGTAGAAACTAAGAACTGTGCATCTATACCGGAAATTGGTCCTTTACCAGCTTCTGAGTTTGGAGTTAGCACTAAAGCTACTACAGGACTGCAAACATATTGCAAAAAGTTTCAAAGTGAGTATCAGAAACTTAAAGGGCAAGACAACGCTTTTGATATAGCTAAGGGTAAAACCCTTGATTACTATCTAGAGCAGGGATATACTTTATCTAACACATAGTAAGGGTGTTCCATATTTAGCTAAAGCTCCTCATCCGTGGGGAGCTTTTCTATTGGTATAATTACATTATGCCAATACTTTCAACAGCATTATTAAACGAGTCAATAGACATTCAATCACTATCCGGTAGTGGTGTAGACGATAGGGGAAACTCTTCTGCAACATTCGCTAACTCAGCTACAAGTGTTCAATGTAAAGTAGTCAGAAAAGATAAAGGCTCTACTGAATTAGACGTAGAGGGCAGAGAAGAATTCAATCAAGAAATACAATTTATAGTTCCCAAAGACACTACAGTAACAACATTAGATAGAGTCACTTATGATAGTGATTTCTATAACATCAAAAATGTATACAAAGTAAGAGACAGATTTGGTGCGACAATGTTTAAAAAAATTATCGCTGAATCGGGTTACTAATGGCTAACAAAGCAGTATTAACAACATCTAAAAGAACTTTTAGAAAAGTCAAAGGTGGATTCTCCGGTAAGAAACGTTATAAAAATATGGATGAAGTTAAGAGCCTTGCTGACTTAAGAACATTCTTTTATGAATATTCACTATTCGTTGGTGACTATAACTCAATACCCGGAGTTCCAAGTTTTAATTTTATGAACTCTTCTCGTAGTGCTTTCTTAAAAGCAGGTCGTATGGTTGGTGATGCTAGAGCTATTGGAAACACTGTAGATAAAATCTTTGGTAATGCAGGTAACGATGCTACTAAATTAGGAGAACGTTATTTCAGACGTATTGGTGGTCGTGTAACTGGTAAAGCTCTTATGGCTATTCCCGGAAACAATGTAGTAGCTCGTGCAACTAGGTCTGTTGTTGGTGCTAATATGCAAAAAGAATTTGATGGTCTTGTTAAGAAAATGACTGGTAAAAGTAAAGCACCTAAACCAACTGTTAAAGTTAGAGGACGTGTAAAGCACGATTTCTTAAATGGTAGAAAACCACAACAAATAGTTGAAGCTGCAGCAGAAGATATTGCTAGAAATACTTATGTTTATACACCAGTTAAAACAGGTGCATTAAGAGGTTCTATTAAAACTATTTACAAACCAATAAAAGTAAAAGGTGGATACTTAGAAAGAGCACAAGTAACTATTGGTGGAGGAACTGTAGATTATGCAGCAAGAGTAGAATATGGTGCAGGTGAATTATTCGGTATTGGAACGCCAGCAGTTGTTTCTAAATTATTCCCAGCCCCAGCAAGTGTTTATACACTTAAGTCTGATAGCAACCCTAGAAAAGCTGTTACCGACCAAGGTAAAGGTGCTATGTTAAGAAGAGGTGCTGCTAGAACTAAAGAGAAGTTTAGAAGAGTTGGTATTAAGAGCAGACAAGAAAGCTGGGATGATGTTATCAGAAAGGCTAAACAAGTATAATGGCACAGAATTTACCGGACGCAGAAGTATTATTTAGAAGTTGGGCATCTTCTCATTCTTCTATTACAGATTTAGTTAGCACAAGAATAGCAACAAGATTGCCTAGTTCCGGAACACTTCCTTTCTTAGTTTTTCATCAATTAGGTGGAACTCCTAGTGCTGATGAAGTCTTGATTTATGAAGCAACTATTATGTGTGATGCTTATGCAGGCAAATATGGTAGTGGTGGAACAAAGGGTCAACCCGACTATGCAGGTGCTTATAATTTAGCTAATCAAATTGTCAAAGAAAGTTTTGACCATCAACCTACAAAATATACTTCGGATGGTGGAGTTACTGGTCAGATATACGGATTCTATAATCAAAGTGGACCGGGTCGTATCGATGAGCCCGAGCTAGGTTTAGCACGCTATAATATAGAAGTAGTAATGGTATATGGAGCGGTAACGTGAAAAATATAAAGTTAAATCCATTTATAAGGGATTTCGACTCGATAAGAGACGAAAAACTTGATGTGATAATAGCAAAAGAGTGGATTGAAGTTAAAGAATCTGATTGGAAAAGGCTTGCAGAAGCACAGACCAAACAGGGAGATAGTTTACTTCCAACCTTCATTGCTGAGGGTGATGGAATGGGTGAAGTAAAAAGTTTAGTTTCTGAAAAAGAAGCTATCGATGAGGAATGGTTCGGCACTGACGAAGAAGTAGAAGAAGAAGAGTGACAAGCTCTTCCGTTAGTAATAGGTAGGTAATAAAAAAATGGCACAAAGTATTACAGAAGTAATCTTAGGAACAGGTAACTTGTTCGTAGCTAGTGAAAGTGATTTGAATGGGGCTAGCCCAAACGCTACATTCCCAGCGAACCCAACAGCTACACCAAGTGCATCTTATTGGGATAACATTGGTTATTCAGAAGGTGGCTTTTCTTTAGAATACGATAAAACTTTTGAAGACATTATGGTTGCAGAAGAGATTGACCCAATTAAGACAATCAAAACTGCACAAGAAGTAAGAATCACTGGTGAATTAGCACAGGCATCTTTAAGAAGCTTGAAGTTTGCTATGGCTGGTGGAACCACAACAGCTGATGCACCGGCTTCCGGATATACAACATTAGTTCCTCCAACAACTGACTCTTTTGAAGAGAAGTCATTGTTGTTAAGAGTTAATGCTCCGGGAAATGATGAAGCTGGAACATCCAAAACTAGAGACATTCACGTCCCTAGAGCCGTAAACATTGGAGCGTTCTCAATGGTTCACGCAAAGGCACCTCAGAAGGTAACAATCACTATCGAATATAAAGTGTTGAAACCAAACTCTGATGCACCATTTGCAAACATATTTAAAGTTATAGACGAAGTCTAAAACCCAAGAGGAGGGTAAATGAGTTATAAAGATTTTGACTCGGCGGTAGAAGAAGCCGACAACGATAAGTTAACTTTCAAGGTAGCTGGAAAAGAATATAAAGTTCCTTCACAGCTACCAGCGAAAGTCATCTTAACACAGTTACGATTAGCTAACGATAGTGGTGAAGTCGGAACTAAGAACATTGGAGAGTGGTTAAAAGCTCTCTTAGGTGATGAGATATACGATGAGATTCTAAATGCTGGGATAACTTGGACAAAACTGGAAGAGTTACTTACTTGGCTACTAGAAAAATACGGTATCTTACCAAAAGAGGATGATGATGAATCCGAAGGGGGAGAAGAAGAAGCCCCAAAATAAACATCACTTACGATGATGTTTTACACAGATTTAGTTCTGTTGAGGCTGACTTCCAAAGATTCTACGGATTAGACCCGTTTTCTCTTACTTGGAGAAGGTTCGTTGTTTTATTATTTAGTCTCGTTTCTGAAGAGTCTGCTTTTTATGCTCCTTATATGAAAGAAATGTATGAGGAATACAAAGAAGAAATGAGCAACGAAAAAAATCAAACACCCAAAGTTCAAATTTCATTAGACGAAGCAATGAATGATTTAGGAGTAAATTAAAGTGGAAAAAGCAGGTTCGTTATTTTTCGAAACGGCTGTTGATGATGGAGCTGTAGACGGCGCGGATAAAGTTGCGGTTAAAGTTGGTTCTAGGTTAGCAAAAGCTTTTACTGGTATAGGCGGTATGATAAATACTGCAACTGTAGCAATAATAGCCTCACTTGGTGTTGGTATGATTGCAGGAACAAGAGCTGCAATTGAGTTCGAAGATGCATTCGCAATGGTCAAAAAGACTATGGCTGATGTTGATGACCCGGAAGTCTTTGAGAAAATAGCTGACGACCTACAAAGATTAGCAACACAAATTCCAGTTAGAGCTACTGAATTAGCTGCATTGGGTTCTGTTGCAGGTCAGTTAGGTGTTGCCTCTGAGGATGTTTCTAAATTCGTTGAAGTCACTGGTAAATTAGGTGTCGCAACAAATATGACTGGTGAGCAAGCTGCTACATCTCTTGCTCGTTTCTTAAATGTTACAAACCAAACTACTGACGATGTAGATAAATTCGCTGCTATTTTGGTTCAATTAGGTAACAACGTAGCTGCACAAGAGTCTGAGATTATACTATTAGCTCAGAACTTAGGTGCTGTTGCTTCAGTTGCTGGTTTAGGTGCTACGGAAGTTTTGGCTTTCTCAGCGGCTATGCGAGAAACTGGTCAGCAATCATCAGCTGGTGCAACTGCTCTCGGTAAATTCTTTATGGCACTTAAAGGTGCTGAACAAGGTGATGCTCAAGCATTATTTAAATTTGCTGAAGTAGCAGGAACATCGGTGACTGAGATGGCAGACCTTATAGAAACTGACATAGGTAGAGCAGCACAAATGTTCTTAGACGGTTTAAATAGAATGAATGCACAAGGACAGTCAACTATAGCTGTTCTGCAATCATTAGGTCTAAACCAAGCTAGAACATCTAGGGCTCTTCTTTCCTTAGCTAACAACTCGGAAGGTTTAGCAGAAGCTATAAGATTAGCTAATAAAGAAGCTATAGACCAAAATGCTTTGAATGAAGAAGCTGCAACTAGGTTCGAAACTGTCTCTCAGAAAACAGCACAGTTTAAATCTATTATGAATGTTGCCGGTCAACAGATTGGTGAAATATTTTTACCTTTCGTTTCTAAAGTTGTAGATGTCTTGATACAAATAGCTAAAGGTGTTGTTGGTGCTATAAGAGGATTCCAAGAGATGAGTAGCGCAATGAGAAAAGTAGCTGCAATCGTCCTAGGTTCCGGAGTCGTCAAACTTTTCAAAGCTTTAGGTAGCGCAATAGGTGGGACAGGAAAAGCAGGAGGTTTTCTTTCAAAAATAGCTACAAAATTAGCTGGTGGACTTAAATTTTTAATGGGACCTTTATTGACAATAATTGGACTTATGAGAACCTTATTTAACTTAGGGGAGAAACAAGAAACTTTTGAGGGCTTTAACCAAGCCATAGTAAGTATTGGTGACACTTTGGAAGAAGTGCAGTCACAAGGTGGAGATTTTGCAGAAAACTTTACTGAAGAAACTATGGATGCTTTAGTAGAGAAGTTCCCCGAAGAAATGAGACAAACACTTCGTGATTCTGTAAAAGACGGAGTAATCACAGAACAAGCTGTAGAGTTTGCTGCTGGTATAGGTAGTGCTTTAACTTCAGAAATAGATGGTGCTTTAAGAAACAGTGTTGGAGTAGGGGATATCTTCAACAAGTTTACATTCGATGATTTATCAGAAGCAGTTACTTTAATGGAACAAGCTGGAGGAGAAGAAACTTTCGGTCCTCTTCTAACAATGGCAAGAGAACTAACAGGAGAGTTTGACCAACAAACAGGTGTCTTAACTGAACAAGGTGAAATAATTAAAACAAACCTAACAGCAATGTTAGCTATCGCATCAACTTTTGATAAGATACTCACACCAACTGAAAAACTTGCTTTAGAGCTTGGAAATGTCTTAGAGGCAACAGGTGAAACAGATGAAAACATTGCAAGAATATTAGCTGACGAAGAATTAATGCTTAAAGTAGCTAAATCACTTACTGGTGAGTTTAAACAATTTGGACCGTTAATAGAAGCAATACCTTTTCAAGAAGTTACTGACGGAATGATTACAGCACAAGAACAATTATCTAAGAATGCAGAAATTATGAGACAAGTTATCAATGATATATTTGAGCCTACAGAAATGAAGTTTGCTGTTGAGATGGCAGAGTTTGATGTCTTAGATGCAATCAAAGAACAGAATGAGTTAAAACAAGAAGGCATAGACCTCAATCAAGAAGACGTAGAACTCGGTGAAGAGCTAGCGAGACTCAAAGCTGCAGAATTACTTTCCGAAGAAGAGATATTAGACATACAAGAAAAAACTGCAGAGATTACAGAGTTACAAAACAAACATCGCACCGAAGGGGTTATGACTCTTGAGGAACAGAGAAAACAACAAGACTTAATTACTGAAGCCTTAGAGATAGAAGACAGAATACGTAGAGGTATGCTTCTTACTGCTAACGAGCAGTTACAAAAAGAAAAACTGAAAAAAGATTTACGTAAAGTTGAATTAGCTGCATCACAAGGTTCTTTAGAGTTTGCTGACTTAGAAGCAGAAGCTATTAGAGAAAAAATTAAAGAGATTGATAATTCTGCAGTATCTGCTGAGGATGCAGAGATACTTAGAGCTAAAGCTGCTGAAACAGGAGAAAAAGCTCAGCTTCGTAGAAAGAATGAACTTAATAAAATTGAAAAACTTACAGGCGAAATACAGAAAACAAATGACGATGCTTTAATTCAAAGACAAAAAGAGATTGAAGATATAGAAAAACGTCGTGTTGAAATAAACGAGAAATTATTAGAACTTCCTAGAAAGATGAAAGAAGCAAACTTTGAGGTTCTCAATTCACAAAAAGAATTAGCAAACAAGAATTTAGACCTACTATCCGGATTTAAAGAATTAGGAACAGTTGTAGAATCAGAAGCAATGAGAATGGCTAAAGACTTAGGTTTACCATTTACAACACTACAAGGTATGGAAAACATTATTAACACACTTAAGAGTGACTCGGGTGCTTTTATAAATACAGCAGTAGGTAGAGCAGGTTTAGCCGGTAATACTTTTGTAGAACCGGGACAATCTTCAGCACAAACTTTAGTTCAGAAAGTTGAAGAAAGAGGTGCAATGCATCAAGGTGGAATGATGAAAGCTGGTTCAAGAGCACTTGTCGGTGAGTTTGGTCCGGAAATAATCAAAACAATGCCGGGTGGTGGTGCAATGGTATCTAAGATTAGAGATTTTCAAATGCAACAAGGTGGAGGCAATATTGTAAATGTTAATGTTACAGGACTTCCAACTGACCCTATAGCTGCAAGAAGAATTGCACAGAACATACAAAGAGAACTTAACAAGTTAGCAAAAGATGGTAGGAGTGGCATTGTCAGATAACATCTACTCTCACGCTAATTTTCACGCTCACAAAGCTACCCATGATAATGAATACGTAGAATGGGAAGAGGAAGAATGATTGATAATAAAGAAAAACATTATTTAAAGTCTTGCAAGTCAGACTGGGATTGTGGAGAATACTTTTATGGACCTCAATACAGTATGTGCAAACAATGTAGAGACAAGGAGATGTGCTAATGGCTAATACTATAACAATAGGAAGAATGACATTTACTTCACCAGCAAGTATAAGCTTTGCTTCAGTCCAAGATGGTTCAAGAAACTCTATGGATAGAACAGTAAGTATGGGTGGTCAGTTTGTTGCTGATACAGTTGCTGCTGCAAAAGTTTTAAGAGATGAAATAGTCTCAATGGGTAACTCTAACTTAATACTTCCTTTTACTTATGAGGGTGATGACACTTTTACAGGCTATGCAAAGATTAGTGGTGTTAATGTAGACAGTAGCAAGCTAGGTGTTGGTATGTTTTCTTACAGCTTTTCATTAGAAATAAAAGGTAGAGTTTCTGAAATGTTATTTGAATCAAATATGTCCGGTGCCTTATTGACAAACTCACATAGCATCACTTCAACAACATATGCTCCGTGGCACGCATTACCAGTTAATGCTTATAACTACTCTCACGCTCAAGCACCAACTGATGGTATAAGAGCTACAGAAAATGGAAACGTTGCTTTCTTTTATGATACAAACCTAAGAAGCAGTGCAGCTCAATGGCTTGTTGAGCCAGTAGATTATTACAAAGGTGCATCAAAGATTATTGTAAACAATACAACAATGTCCGGGTATCAAGCACCTAACGAACCTACTGCAGTGACACTTACAAATGGTATAATTAAATTAACATCGGGTTCAACCACTGACGAATCCCGATTCACACTAAGTTTCTACGACAATGGTTCATATGTTAGTAGTAGAGAAATATCAATTAACTATGGAGCATCTAAAACTGAATGGAAGTTATGGAAAACAGTTCAGATTCTGAGGAACGAACCTCACGAATGTGTAGTGCGTTTTGCTACCTATTCAGACGATAATGGAGATGGGCGACTCACTGTAGATGTGTCATTAAAGAGAGGAGCCCATCACGTTAGCATTGTTTCCAGTATGGGACCAACTGCTGATAGAGCTGCTAGCTCACGCATTAATTTACAAGTAACGGAAGACGGAGGAACATTTTCAGATAGCACTGGATATATGATAGAGGGTTCAGCTGATGCTGCAGGACAAAAATTTATGATTGGAAGTCCCCAAGGCTATACAGCAGTGACGGGAGATAAGTTAATTCATCTATCTACAAGTCAATTTAAGACTTTTGTAGGATATGAATACAATGCTACCAGTCCAGCTACAATAGATGCAGCGGACGCAGTAAGAGACCAATATCTACAAAGTTTATATGAGAATGTTCGATTAGTAAGGGCTTAGTATGGCAGTAACAACACGATTGATGTCGCCGGGTAACTATAGCGTTAACTTTTCTCAAGAATTCACACCAACAGAAATAATTGAAGCCATTAAAGAATGGGGTCATATTGTTCTTACACCTCAACAAGTTGACGTTACAACCTTAGCTGATTCCGATATATTATCTTCAGCAACATATACAGGTATTGTTTTAAATAGAACTCTTGAAGACGGAACCGTAACAGTTAGTGGTCAAGGTCTTGAACTCTATATGGGTGATGGTGCTGCTAAAGGTATGGTCATTGCCGAATCAAACAATGTAGGTAAAGTTCGTGTTTATACAGGAACAACACTTGCAGAAACTTTATTTAACTCTACTGCACAAACTAATAAACCATTAGGGCTAATGCTTGATGAAGCTGGTAACTCACAAGCTATAACACAAGGAACAATAAGTAACCCAACAGGAACTTATACTGGTCAACACTTCGTAGAGACTGCTTTATCAGCTTTAAAGTTTGTATCAGAAACACTTGATATAGAATACAGAGTTAATCCACAGGGAACCTTAGATGCAGGTCCAGCAGCAAACTTATTCAATGGTGTAGGAACTAGTGAGCCAAATACTATAGTTGTTAAATCTGCTTATGGTGAAGACCCAGCATTAGAGGGTATAGTTCCACAGGGATTAAGAACAGAGTTTGATGCGACTGACTGGGTATCAAGAGTAGACTTTACTGGTGAAGTAGGTTTTTTTGACACAGCTACTGATGTGGCTGGTGAAGCAAATCTATCTTCAAACCCATACAAAGACTTACACGGAAATGCTCTTAAAAGAGTTGGGTTAGTTCAAGAACCGGATATTCCAGCAGCTAGTTTGAATGACAGAGCTTCAACTATGCTCAATGAATTATCAAGAGTAAAGAAAGTTCTTAACTTAGATTTAACACAATATGAAGTAAATGGTGACTTATCAGCTGGAGATTTCATTTATGCGTTTGACCCGGATATAGGTTTCGTAGATAGCAGTGCAGATGCAACAGCAGAATCAAGAGATTTATATGAAGTAACATTCCGTGGTGAAGTTATTAATCCAGTCAAGGTTCGTGTAATAGGTTTAACATTCCCAGTTATTGATGGAATGGGTGTTTACTTTAGAGATAAAGATGGCAACTATACAGACCTATCTGAATATGTTCAATATGAAAATGGTTCTGCACAAGTAGAACTCGGTGATGTCATAAGAACTATTGGAGATGACTTAAGATTCTCTGAGTATTCTTTATCAAGAGAAACAGCAGGTGCATTCTCTATACCGGACTTACCAGCAACACCAACATTACAAGCAGGAACTTATTTAAATGCTACTGGAGACTCAGCAGGTTTCCTTAGAGCTGTTGTAGCTAAGCCTACAAATATTGATGGCTCACAGATAACAGATGGTTCTCATTATAGAATTAGATACAAAAAGATTACTGACACTCAATACTCATATGCAAACTTCCCTTATACAGGTGTAAGTTCTGAGAGTTTATTGATACAAGACTTAACTGTAGGTTCTACTTACGATGTAGGTGTAGCTGTAGTTGATAAATCGGGTTTCAAAAAGATGTCAGCTTATGATGGCACCGGGGAAGATTTATACACAAACTCTTCTAGCGTTAATGCTAACTTTGCAACAAACGCAAGAGTTGAAATAGAAAAAGATGGTCAAGCACCATCAAAACCAAAAGCAGCAACTATTGCAGCAGGACCATTAAGAGTTCAAGTTACTCACTACTTAGGTAAAGACGGAACAGATGGTGGCGGTAATCCTTATGGCAACTTTACTTTAGAAGGTGATGTTGACCATTTAGATGTATATGCAGTCACACAAAGTGGTAACTCAGCAAGCTTTACAGTTGCTACATCAAATAAGATTGGTGAAGTAAGAGTTACTTCCGGTAACTTGTTACAACAAATACCAGTCATTGCAACTATAGAACTAGAAGACTCAGAAGATTATTATTTTAGAATTGTTGCTGTAGATAAATCCGGTAACTCTTCAGACCCATCAGATGGACAAACTGCTACAGCTAACTTAATTGCAGAAGCTAATATTGCCGATGCAACTATAACTACAGCAAAAATAGGTGATGCACAAATAACAACAGCTAAGATTGGTGATGCTCAGATTACTACAGCTAAAGTAAATGATTTATCAGCAGACAAACTAACTTCCGGAACAATTACTGGTGGAGAGATAACTGTTGGTGGTGTATCTAATACAAGTGGATTTATAAAATCTTATAACTTTTCTAGTGGTTCTGCTGGATGGGCAATCAATTCAGATGGTAGTGCAGAGTTTGCAAATGCAACTGTAAGGGGAACATTAAATGCTAGTGATATAACAGCAGGAACTTTAGACGCTTCTGCTATAACAGTATCAAATTTAAATGCAGATAACATAAGCACAGGAACTCTAAACGTTAACAGACTACCAAGTATCACAACTTCTCAAATAAACTTTGATGCAGGTGATATTGGTGGTGCAGAATCTGCAACAATACTTGCAACTATTAATGCATCCTCAGAAGGGTTATCAATAACTGCAGACAGATTAGATTTAAGTGGAACATTATCAGTAGGAGATGCTTTAGACGTAGGTGGTTCTGATACTTCAAGTTTTCACGTTGATGTAAGTGGAAATATGTGGTTAGGAGCTGGAACTTATGCAGCTGCTCCATTTAAAGTTTCTAATGCTGGTGCTTTAGCAGCTAGCTCATTTTCTTTGACTGGTGGTAGCGCAACTAACTTAGCCTTAGAATTAGGAACAGATAGTGGTTCGGGTGCTCCGACTGCAGCATCTAGCACAGTTTTAAAAATAGGAACCTCAACTTTATTTGAAAGAAGTAATAAATTATTTTCTTCCAAACCTTTTGTAGTTTTTCCCGATGGTGATGAAGATAATCCTTCTCTTACAATTTCCGGTGATTACGATGAAATGGGTTTCTTTGTAAGCAATTCAACAGACGCAGGTGGATATTCTACATTTTCAGCATCAAATGGTGATGATGATGTATTCTCTTTCAACACATTAAGTGACCAATTCAATGTTAAGGGAGACTTACAAGTAGCAGGAAATTCAAGCCTAAATGGAAATGCTTTAAGTGTAAATGGAGATTCCGGTAACAGTAGCCAATACATTGGTAAAGATTCCGGGGGAACATTAGGATATCACGATTTACCAGCTACTACAGGTAGTTACACAACAAATACAAATCAATTGACTGTAAATAATTCAAACTCAGTTATAAACATATCAGTTGGTAATAACTCTAATCAACTTTCAGCAGGACATAACCACCCTTATGGAACAGGTAATGGTGATGGAAACGGTAACTCTAACCTATCAATAGGAAACAGTTCTAACGATGCCGCACCCGGTTCTCACCCTAATAGTGGTCATCATAGTCACGGAAATCAAACAGTTTTAACTACAGCAGGTGCTGATAACTTATATGCTTCAGCTCATAACCACCCTTATTCTTCATCTAATCACGGAAACAATGCACACAATGTTGACTATGCTGTAGAAAGTTATGTAAACGGACAAATTTTAGACCATAGGTTTAGTGTAAGCCACTCGGATGAAAGATTAAAAGAAGATATAGCTCCCATAACTTTAGGTCTAGATTTTCTAAACAGGTTGACACCAAGAGATTTTAATTGGAAATCTTCTCATCTAGATACTTTATACGCTGAAGATGAATCTATGGATTTAAAGTATAAAGGAATGGCAAGCAACTTACAGCAAGGATTTGTTGCTCAAGAAGTTAAACAAGCAGTGTTTGATGAAACAGGTAGCAATACAGCTTTTTCCGGTTTAAAAATAGGTGACATAACAGAATATGATTCAACTATAACTGGCGATTCAGATAATATGGGTCGAATAGAACTTGAAAATTTTATTCCTCCTTTAGTCAAAGCAGTTCAGCAATTATCAGCTAAGATAGATGTATTAGAAGCAAGAATAGATGAGCTTGAAGGTGAATAATGACATTCGAATATAAATATGATGCTAAGACTCCAAGCAATGAGGAAAAGCTTGAAGACTTAAAAGATTATATGAAAGCTCTTGAAGAAGTCCATCGTGCAGAATCTTCAAAAGAATCATCAGATACAGATAAATTAACACAACTTGAAACAGAACTCACAGCTAAAAGAACTGAGTATGAAAACCTTGGGGGAACTTTCGATTGAAGTTTTCTTTGGGGGGCAAACAACATATAGAATTCAAAACAGACTTTAAAGGTCTTGAAGAGTTTGCACCAGTAAAACCATCTAAATTTTTCCTACCTCACTGGTTTAAAGATATGAACGACTATATAGCACAAGATGCTCATCACGAAAAAGGGCAAAAAAATTACTTTGGAAAGAATAAAGAAACAGCTACTAAATGGAGTGGAGGGACAGTTAAGAGATGTCCAGCAATTGTAGATTTACTTACTGAAGGATTCATCATTCCTATATGGGCAGACTTTCTGATACAAAGAGATATGGAAACATTGGAATGGGATAATAAAGGCAATACTAAATACGGTATAGAATTTCACAACAAAGAGCAAATAACTGGATGGAAATTAAAAAAAACAGATTTCCCGGAAGGTGTTAAGTTCGTAAACCCTTGGAGAATATACACACCACCCGGATATTCAGTAATGTTTATGCCTCCAACATATCAATTTGAGAAAAGATTTACAGTTTTGCCGGGAATAGTAGAAACTGACTCATATCATCATATCAACTTCCCGACGATTTGGCACACGACTAAGGATGCTATAATAGAAAGAGGAACGCCGTTCATTCAAGTCATCCCATTCAAAAGAGATGATTGGTCACATACCACATCTCAAATGAACCAAGAAGACTTTGATAACGACATTCAAGAAAAGAGTGAACTTAACAGTAAGTTTAAAAATTCATACAGGAAGATTACAGGGCGATTAAAAGATGGCAGACATAATAAACGAAGGAGATTCCAAATTAGAGGTAGTTGATTCCTCAACTGACTCCTTAGCCAAAATAATTGCAGAAATTAACGGTGTTGAGAGAATACACCAGTCTTCAACAATACTCACATTTACTAATCCAGCTGACCAAATGGAAACTGGTAATGCTACTGATAACCAAAATGGTGCAGCATCAACATTCAATGGGTTTACAGTTGCCGATGGAACTATAAAAGTTGTATCCGGTGATGGCTCTTCTATTCCTTTATCTAATCTTTATATTGATGGTAAGTCTATTATTTCAGACAAAACTTTGTCGATTGGCACCACAGGACAAAAAGAGTTACATTTTGGAACTAACGGAACACAATGGGTAAAGATAACAGAAAGTGGTTACCTAGACTTCTCTAAACAAACTATTGGAGGTTCACAAGGAACTGCAGGTCAATACATAAGAAATGCAGGAAATGGAACTATCGAATGGGCAACTATAGATAGTAACAACGCTTTTGGAACTGTAACCGTAGGAGCTACTAACTTAGATGCTGGTAGTGTAGGAGATACATTCACAATTGCAGCAGGAAGCAATATAACGCTAACACCCGATGCATCTAGTAATACTTTAACAATTGCTGCTAATGCACAAAACATATTTCAAAACATTTCTGTTTCCGGAGAAGCCACAGTCACAGCTGATGGAGCTTCAGATACTTTAACACTTGCAGCAGGTAGTGGAATAACTTTAACTACAAATGCTTCTACAGATACTATAACAATTGCCTCTAGTGGTGGAAGTAGTGGCTCTACTGAGGATGTTTTTAAAACAATACAAGTTAGTGGTCAAGCAGATGTAGTAGCAGATAGCTCAACAGATTCACTTACATTAGCTGCCGGAACTGGTATAGAAATAACAACAAGTGATGCAGATGATTCAATAACTTTCAGAAATGATGCTTTACATAAGTTATCTAAACTAGGTTACTTAGCTATGGCTACTACAAATGGTAGTGCTACTGAATTACCGGTCAAAAACTACTTTATTAATACTTCTACTTCTTTAAACGTCAATGGTGGTGGCTCACTAGTAGGTATGTCTACACGAGCTTTACGTCTGCTAAACTCAGATGGTAGCACATATTCTTTTATGATTATGCCAGCTACAAGCGATGGGGACAGTTTAGTCTTTACTTTTACTAAAGCAGATGGGTCAACAGTGACAAAGAATTTAACAATGGCGGCTTAATAGATGGCAAGTAAAACCCCAATAAGAGGTGATTTCAGTGGTTCCGACTTAGTTGGATTAGCTGAGTTTCAAGCCTCTGATTTCATTGCAATAGCAGATGGTGGAACTGGTGCAGTTACAGCTAGTGGAGCTAGAACTGCTCTAGGTTTAGCAATAGGCTCAGACATACAAGCTTTTGATGCTCAATTAACAGATATTTCCGGATTAACACCTACAGACGCACACTTCATTGTTGGTGATGGTTCAAACTTCGTAACAGAGACAGGTTCAACAGCAAGAGCATCTTTAGGATTAAGTAGCTCAGATTCCCCAACATTTACTAATTTAACTATATCCGGTAATCTAACTGTTTCCGGAACCCAAACAATCTTATCAACAGAAACTTTAACAGTTGATGATAACCAAATAGTCTTAAACTCTAACGCTACAGGTTCAGCTACTGAAAATGCCGGTATAGAGATAGAAAGAGGAGATGATACAAATGTAACTCTTCTTTGGGATGAAACTAACGATAGATGGACAATAGGCACAAATAACTTTGTAGCTGCAACATTTATTGGTAACTTAACAGGTAATGTTACAGGAACAGTAAGTTCTTTATCCAACCAAGATACAGATAGTTTATCTGAAGGTTCTTCTAATTTATACTTCACAAATACAAGAGCAGATGCTCGTATAGCAGCAGCAAGTATAGGTGCTCTATCCGATGTAACTTTAAGTTCAACTACTACAGGAGACATTCTTAGATACAATGGTTCAGCTTTTGTAAACGAACCATTAAACCTAGGAACTGATACAGAAGGCAACTATGTTGCTGATATCACTGCCGGTGCTGGTCTTGCGACTACCGGTAGTGCTAGCGAGGGTCAATCTCCTACCTTGTCTGTAAATGTAGATGATAGCTCTATAGAGATAGATACAGATACATTACAAGTAAAAGCATTAGGAATTACAGATGCAATGCTTGCTGGTTCTATTAGTAACTCGAAACTTACTAACAACACTATAACAGTTACAGATGGTGCTAACTCTACTGCTACAGCATTAGGTGGAACAATAACATTTACAGGTGGTGCTGGTGTAGATATAGCAGAATCATCCGGAACATTAACATTTACTGCAGACTTAGGAGAAATCACTACAGACCTCAATGAGAGAATCGATGACAGAATTGGTTCCGGTATGGTTGTAGGTGGAGACGGAGTTGATGTAGCTTATGATGATTCAGCAAATACATTTACTTTATCTGCAGACTTATCTGAAATAACAGAAGCATTTACTGATAAAGTCGGAACTATGTTCAGTGGAGGAACTGAAACACTTATAACAGTAACTTACGATGATACAAATAACAGGTTTAACTTAGTAGTTGATAACGATTTAGCCAATTACTCAAATACAAATACAGCTTTCATAACATTAGGAAGTATCTCAGTCACAGATAGTGGTGGAGATGGTTCTTTATCTTATGATAATTCAAATGGTGTCATTACCTACACCGGACCTAGTGCCGCAGAAACAAGAGCACACTTCTCAGCTGGAACAGGAATTACTTTATCCAGTGGTGAAATATCTATACCTCAAGCAATCACAACTTCAAGCGATGTAACTTTTAATCAAGTTACTGCTGACTTAGTTGGTAATGTTACAGGAAACGTAACAGGAACTGTTTCTTCTTTATCTAATCAAGATACTGATGACTTAACAGAAGGTTCTTCTAATCTCTACTTTACAAATGCTAGAGCTAGAGGTGCCGTTTCTGTAACAGATAGTGGAGGCGACGGAAGTTTAGCTTATAACTCAACTACAGGCGTAATCACTTACACTGGACCAAGTGCAGCTGAAGTTCAAGCACATATAACAGCTGGAACTGGTGTCTCAATATCTTCGGGAGAAGTTGCAATAGGTCAAGCTGTAGCAACAACTTCTGATGTAAACTTTGCAACAGTAACAACTACAGGAAATGTGACAGTTGGTGGAGACTTAACTGTATCCGGAACTCAAACAATAATTAATACAGAGACATTAACAGTAGACGATAACATAATAATTCTTAATTCAAATGCTGCTTCTACTCCAACAGAGAACGCAGGTATAGAAGTTGAACGTGGAGATTCATCTAATAAAACATTTTTATGGAATGAAACAGATGACAAATGGACAATAGGTAGTGAGACGTTTGTAGCAGGGACTTTTGAAGGAGCCTTGACTGGAAATGTCACAGGAACTGTATCTAGTATTGCTAATCATTCAACATCAGACTTATCAGAAGGAACAAATCTTTATTACACAGATGCTAGAGCACAAGCTTCTATCACTGGAGGAACTGGAATATCTAATACTTCCGGAACCTTAGCAATAGACTTTACTGAATTTGATACAGATAATATGGTGGAAGGTTCTACCAATCAATATCATACAGCAGCAAGAGCAAGAGCATCAGTATCGGGTAGCACAGGAATAACTTACAACAGTAGCACTGGTGCTATAAGTATTGATGGAACTGTAGCAACACTTACTGGTTCACAAACACTAACAAACAAAACAATCAACTTAGAAGATAGCAATGATGTCATATCCGTAATTATGGTTACTGTAGACAATGCTTCCGGTTCTAACAAATATTTATTAGATGGAGAAGTAGCTGGAAACATACAAATAACACCGGGAGTTACTTATAGATTTGATATGTCAGATAACTCTAACAGCAACCATCCATTTAGGTTCTCAACAGTTTCTGACGGAACACACTCTAGTGGTTCTCAATATACAACAGGTGTAACAACAAACGGAACTGCAGGTTCTGCAGGAGCTTATGTTGACATTAAAGCAGATGCTTCTACACCGGATAGATTGTTCTACTATTGTGGTAATCACTCCGGAATGGGTGGAGGTCTATTAGAAGTTGCAGGTAACTCAATGGTTACTTTTGCAGTGACAGTAGCCAACGTAAGTGGTAACAAATATCATCTTGATGGAGAAACTTCTGCTAGCGTTCAATTAGTTCCGGGAACAGTTTATAGATTTGACCAAGGAGATAGTTCTAACAGTGGTCATCCATTTAGATTCTCTACTACAAAAGATGGAACACATAACAGTGGTAGCGAATACACAACTCAAGTTTCTACTTCCGGAACTCCGGGAACAGCAGGTTCATACACACAAATAATTGTAAATGCTGCAACCGCAGATTCTCTTTATTACTACTGCACTAACCACAGTGGAATGGGTGGAAATGGTGTTGTTTCAGTTCAAGGATTGTCATTAGCAGATAGTGACACAGATGATTTATCAGAAGGCAGTTCTAACCTTTACTTTACAAACGCAAGGGCTAGAAGTGCAGTTTCCGCAACAGACGCAGGTGGAGATGGTAGTTTCGCATATAACTCTTCAACTGGAGTATTTACTTATACAGGACCAAGTGCTTCTGAGACTAGAGCACACTTTAGTGGCAGCACTGGTATAACTGTAACAAACGGAGCTATAGCGATAGACGGAACAGTATTAACAAGTAGCAACACAACTGATGATGTTACAGAAGGTTCCAGTAATCTCTATCACACAACAGCTAGAGCTAGAAGTGCTATCTCGGTAACAGATGCCGGAGGAGATGGAAGCCTTGCTTATAACAGCTCTACAGGAGTTATAACATACACAGGACCTTCTGCAGCAGAAGTCAGAGCTCATATCACTGCAGGAACAGGTGTATCTATAGCATCCGGTGAAGTTGCAATTGGTCAGTCAGTTGGAACCTCAGATAACGTAACCTTTAACGATATGACAGTTGCAGGTAATTTAACAGTCAGTGGAACTACAACAACTATAAATACAGAGACTCTTACTGTTGATGACAACATAATTGTATTAAACAATAACGCAACAGGAACACCTAGTGAGAATGCAGGTATAGAAATAGAACGAGGTAGTTCTACAAATGTCACATTCTTATTTGATGAGTCTGCAGATAAATGGACAATAGGTTCAGAAACTTTTGTTGCAGGAACAGTAGAAGCTAACTTAACTGGAAATGTAACAGGTGATGTTACTGGTAATGCTGATACAGCAACTGCTTTAGCAACAGCTAGAACTATTGGTGGAGTTTCTTTCAATGGAACAGCAAGCATAGATTTACCCGGCGTTAACACAACTGGTAATCAAAATACAAGTGGTAGTGCTGCTACCTTAACAACAGCAAGAAACTTTTCATTAACTGGAGATGTTACTGCAAGTGCAGTTAGCTTTGATGGTTCCGGTGCCGTAGCTTTAGCTACAACAATAGGTGCAGGTGCTGTTGACTTTGCAATGATTGCAGACACTATTGATGAAGACAATATGGCTTCTGATTCTGCCACAAAAATACCTACACAGCAATCTGTTAAAGCATATGTAGATGCTGAAGTCACTGCTTCTAATATATCAGATACAGACGGATTATCAGAAGGTTCTTCAAACCTTTATTACACTAACGCAAGAGCAGATGCAAGAATAGCATTAGCGAACTTAGAAGATTTAGCTAACGTAGGTTTCACTGCACCGGGTTCTGCTGAAAACCAAAAAGTTGTATCTTGGGATAATTCAGCTGGTGCATTTGCTTTATCATCAGTATCCGGTCTATCCGGTTCGGGTGAAACTAACACAGCTTCTAACGTTGGAACATCCGGTGTAGGAATCTTCGATGCTAAAGTGGGAGAAGACTTACAGTTTAAAAAACTAAATGCAGGTTCTGCAAAGATAACAATTACTGATGACCCTAGTAACAATGAAGTAGATGTTAACTTAGGAACTGTATCAATAGATGATTTAAGTGATGTTGATATAACAACATCAGCACCTACAAGTGGTCAAGCTCTAAAATGGGATGGCTCTAACTTTGTTCCGGGAGATGCTAGTTCAAATGTATCACAACTAACAGATGTTACATTAACTTCATTAGCAACAAATCAAGTATTAAGATACAACGGTTCTGCTTGGGTAAATGTTACTTTAGATACAGATGACATTGGTGAAGGTTCTACAAACCAATATCACACAACAGAAAGAGTTCAAGATGTTACTGGAGCTCAATTAGTTACAAATGGTTCTCATACCAATATTACTGCTGCTTATGATGACAGTGGTGATGGTGCTATAGACCTATCCATAGCTGATACAACTATAACAGGAAAGATATCTGTAACAGACTCCGGTGGAGATGGTTCATTAGCTTATAACAATAGCACAGGTGTAATTACCTATACAGGTCCTAGTGCCTCCGAGGTTCAAGCACACATAACTGCAGGGACTGGAGTAACAATAAGTTCCGGTGAAGTAGCAATCGGACAGGCTGTAGCTACAACAAGCGATGTAACATTTAACGACTTAGTAGTTAGTGGTAACTTAACAGTTTCCGGAACACAAACTACTGTCAATACAGAAACAATAGCTTTAGCTGATAATCAAATCGTTCTTAATTCCAATGCAACTGGCTCTGCTTCAGAGAATGGTGGTATTGAAATTGAGAGAGGTGACGACACTAACAAGACACTTATTTGGAACGAAAGTATAGATAAGTGGACAGTAGGCTCAGAAACATTCGTAGCTGGAACTTTTGAAGGTAATGCTACAGCAATTACATCAGCTGCTATAACAGGATTAACAGAAGATACTTCTCCAGCAGAAACAGATTTAATTGTTGTTTATGATGGAAGTGCTGGTGCCTTAAAGAAAGTAGCTAAGTCTAACTTTGCTGGCTCAGTTACTTTTAGTGTAAATGATGAAATGCCTCTTACACTTGCAGATGCAAGCTCAGACCCAATACAATTTAGCAACGTTGGAACATCCGGAACAGACTTAGATGTAGTTCTCGCTGATGGAACAACAGACCCAATAAATATTACAGGAACTTCAAACTCTTCAACAGTATTTAGAGATGGAGACACAGACACATTCGTTGCAGTAGAAACTTCTAATTCAGATGATGACAAGATAAGAATGAACACTGCAGGTAGTGAAAGAGTAACTATTGATAATACAGGAGTTGTTGATTTTAAAGGTAATAACCTAAAAGCTTACTCAGAAACAAAACAAACTGTTACATCTTCTTCTAGTGTTGTAGCAATAGATATGTCAGCAGGCAACACAGGTGCGATTACTTTATCAGAAAACATTACAGATATAGACTTTACCAATGTCCCAACCTCCGGTGTATCAACATTTACACTACAAATTACACAAGATAGCACAGACAGAACTGTTGCAATAAATGCTGTAACTGTAAATGCTGGTTCTGATGTTACTGCTAAAACAGCAGCTGGAGCAGGATACACAGTCAGCACAGGAAGTGGAGCTATAGACCTTGTGACATTTTTATTCGTCGACGCAGGAACACCTTTACTTACCATACAACAAGCTTTTAGTTAGGGGTAAATATGCCATTAGGTAGTGCAAGATTCGGACTTCTTGGAGGATTAGTAGCAGCTGGTAGTTTAGAACTTATTGAAAGTCAAAGTATTACTTCTTCTACATCAACTATGAATTTTACAAGCATAAAAGAGGATGAATATGATATTCACTTATTACAATATAAAGGATTTGCAGTTGATACTACTAATGCTAGACCAATAATGAGATTTTATGAAAGTGGCACTTTAGAAACTGCTAGCGTTTATCAATCTGCACATCAACAAATGAGAGCTACAGGAACTTATTCAGAGCCAAAAAGCACAGGACATTCTTATATAAGATTAGGTGGTGGTGGTAGTAATTCAAATGACCCCGATAATGGTTATGTTTACATATACAATGCAGGAAATTCAAATAGATATACACAGACAAGTGAACACACAACAGGTATTTATTTTGGGGATAATGCTTTGATGACAGAATTTGGTGCTGGGGTATTACCACAAACAAGTGTTGTTGATGGACTACAAATTTTAACTTGGTCTACAGGTAATAACATAACTAATCTACAAGCAAAATTGTTTGGTGTGAAACAATGAGTAATCTAATACTAATTGATGAAACTACTGTTACATCAGCAGTAAATAGAATAAGTATTACAGATGTATTTTCTGCTGATTACGATACTTATTGTATTCAAGTTGTAGGAACTTCATCAGCTACAAGCACAGCTAATAATAATATGGATGTTCAATTAATAAATTCTAGTGGAAGTGTTGTTAGTTCATCAGATTATGACAGCGAAATGATGTATGCTAGGGGTTTTAGTGCAGCTTATTTACAGGTTGGTGGTGCTGGTAGAGATGAAATTGCAATACTGTATCACGACACTGCTGCAAATAACGCTTTTGGTAATATGACAATGTGGATGTTTAATCCATTCCAATCAGATAGTTATACATATCAAGTTCAACAAAGCTCCGGTTACGCTAGGGATGGAGCTAGTGCTATAGTCCCTATGTTTCACAAAGGTATTGGAGTGTTAAAACAAGAATCTAGTATTACAGGTTATTCTTTTGTTAACAGAAATAGCCTTAACATATCTACAGGCACCTTCAGAACTTATGGGTTGAAAGTCGACTAATGGGATTAAAACAAATAGCTTCAGAAACAGTTACAAGTGCTACATCTTCTGTAGATTTAATAGGAACAACAACTGATGATTGTTATATGATTGTAGTCAATGGATATATACCTACTTCTGACGCAGCAGATTTAAGAGCAAGAGTTTTAGAAAGTTCAACACCCAATACAACTGCAAATTATGATAGAGCTTTTTTAGCTATAAGAACTGATACAACTTATAGTAATCAATCAAATACTAATGAGAGTTATTATGATTTAACAACTGCTGTAGGTAATAGCACAGGAGAAAAAATGAATGGAATTATGTATCTATATAATGCCAATGACAGTAATGAGTTTACATATATTACTGCTGAAAATTCTCAGTTATCACACACAAATTTGTTAATAGGTAATCAAGGAAGTGCAGTGTTTACAAGCAATAGTCAAGTAAATGGTATAAGACTTTATCCAAATACAGGGACTATAGCGAGTGGCACCTTCACACTTTACCAAATCGAAGATTAGAGATGTTAGAATAGGAGATATATGGCAACTTTAGATGAAATCAAAAGCTCAGCAAGAGCAGAATTACAAGAACTTAGAGATACAGAAGGTATTTTTAAACAGGTAAATAAAGCAAGAATAGCTATAACAGATGACGATTTTGAACAAATGGTTCTCGACAAAGCTTATTATGAATTTGACCAACAAGAAAATGGTTATAAAACTGCTAGACAAGAAGCTTATCCATCAATTATGGATTTTATAGAAGCATACACAGAAAAAGAAATAGGCGAAGACTCAACAAAATGGGACGCTTATGTCATCAAGTATAATCAAGTAAGAACAGACTACCCAAAGCCTAGTGAGTAATAGTGATGATTAAACTTGGTATAATTATAGTGTTCAACAATTCAAGGATTAACGATGGCAAATAGACAACATTTAATACGTGTAGCTACAACAGCCGGTGGTGACACCAATGGATTAGCTGAATTTGCAGCAGGTTCAACAGAAGGTGGACCATTAATCCCAGCTTACACAACTACTGAAAGAGGAAATATTGCCTCACCAGCTAGTGGTATGGTTATATATAACTCTACAGATTCACGTCTTCAAGTATATACAGGCTCAAGTTGGCAAGTATTAGAACAAGGTGACGTTACAGGTGTCACAACAGCAGCTACTTCCGGTCTTAACGGAGGAGCAGATTCCGGTGCAGTCACACTAGTAGTTGACGCATCAAGACTAACAGACGGAACATCAATAGATGTAGACGAAGATAACGATTTAGTAATGTTATACGATAATTCCGCTAGTGCAATGGTAAAGGTAAAAGCTCAACAGCTTCATACTACAGAAGCACTTCAGTGGATGGGATTATAGGAGAATAAATGGCTATATATACAGCAGCAGAACTTGCAGAGGTAACTGCGTTAGGAACGTCTGAAGCAGAAGTTTTCAGCAACTCTAACAAATGTATCATCAAGCAAATGTTGTTGGCTAACTATACAGCGACTGATAGAACAGTGGAAATCAAAGTTATTCCTACAGGGGATACAACTGGTGACCAACACATCATTTTTGGTGATGTTACTGTTCTTGCTAACACAACCACAACTATTGATTTAGCTATGGTTATACCAGCATCAGCTTCAGTTGCAGCAAAATGTTCAGCAGCATCAGCAGTAAATATACACGTTTCCGGTGTAGAGGTAACTTAAAATGGCTGAGATTGAAATCCCGGAGCCACTGTTATTAGACAGACTTGGCGGGGAAGAAGTTTATGGTTTTGGTCAAGACGGAGATGTAACAATAGCAGCAGATACAACCCTAACAAGGGATATGTATTACAACAATCTAACTATCAATGCAAGTTGCACAATAGACACAAATGGATACAGAGTATTCGTTAGAGGAACATTGGCTTTTGCAGACGCTACTTCTCGTATTGGTAGATTCACATCTAAAACAACAGCAGGAACACTTAAAGGTGGTTTTGCTAAGGGTGTAGATGCAACAGATACTCTTGGTGGAGCTTCCGGTGAGCAGGGTGGTTCACACTCTTCCGGAGATGAATTCTTTAAAGGTGATAACGAAATGTTTAACCTTACAGTAGCTTTATTAGGAAAAAAATTCGACCCTTCAGATGATACCACTAAGTTTATTGGTGGAGGTTCGGGAGGAGACGATGGAGCTATCACAGCAGGTGCGGGAGCAGGTGCAGATGGCGGAGACTCGGGCTGGGGAGACTATCAAGTAGTAGGAGCAGCTGGAGGTAAAGGGTCTAGTGGTAATGCAGCAACGGCAGGAACAGGAGCTGTTGGTGGAGGAGTTGTTTTGGTTTTAGCTAAGACAATCACGGGAGCAGGAAGTATTAGAGCAGATGGAGACAATGCAACAGCAGCTTCAGCAGGTAATGCTGGAACACCAGCACCTAATGCATCAACTCCGGGAAATACTAATCCAACTAACTATGGTTCTAACCCAACTAACTATGGGTCAAACTCCGGTTCAAACTCCGGTTCTAACCCTACAAACTATGGTTCAAATAACCCATCTCCTTATTCTTATCCGGGTAACTCGGGTTCTAACCCACACACACACTATCACTGGCATCCAGTGACAATTAATAACTACTCAACAGGTAGTTATCACTATCACTATGCACATTGGCACCCATATTCAAACCCAACGAACTACGGTGCAAACCCGGGGAATAACTATTCATATCCCGGAAACAATTATTCTTATGGTTATTCTTATGGCTACAGCTATCCCGGTAACAACTACTCTTATGGTGGTAATAATAACCCTACAAATAATCACCCCGGTGGAGCAGGTGGTTCAGCAGGAACAGCTTCAGATGGTTACAATGCGGGTGGCGGAACAGTTATACTAGTAACATCAACAAAACCTTTACCATCACTAACTTTGGCTGCAGCAGCAGGAACTGGTGGTTCCGGTAGTGCTAGTGCAGGTTCTGTTATAACAGTATTCAATATAGACGCAGATGACACAGACCCATCGGGCTAGGAGTAAATTATGGCAATCACACAAATAGGAAAAGCAGTATCAGATTTCGAGAACTTCGATATCATTCCGGACAGCATTTATGGTTCCGGTATGGACGGAAACGTTACAATAAGTAGCAATACATCACTCACTAGAGATATGTATTACAACAACTTACAAGTAGATGCAGGAATAGTTTTAGATACAGCAGGATTTAGAGTTTTCGTAAGAAATAGATTAACAATGGCACCAACCAGTGCAAACCAGTCAGA